TAATTTCTACTTTATCTGTAGAAAGAGGGTTTTCTTTAGGATAAAAATATCCCTTAGACGGTAATTCCACTATTTCAGTAGGGAATTTATTCTCATTAGCCATATTTGACTCCTATTTGAATTACATCAATAACCAATTATAAGTATAACCTTTAGTTACGAAATAAACTATTTTGTTTTTCCTTTAGTTACTGCATCCCATACAGGTTTCAATACCATATCGAAAATGACATCGTCCTTCTTGGATGGGCTGAGACGTACAACTTTTTCTATAGTGTAAAATCCCAAAAGTAACCATTCCCAGTTCTGTGCTAACCATTCACTCATTTTTATTCTCCAATTTAATTAAAAGTTTAAGATAGCGTAATCATATGTTAACTGAACTGTGATATCTGCTACTTCGCTTGAATTATACTCTAAAGTATTCCAGTTAGCTTGTGATATGAATGCTCCCTTTAAATTCCATTCCTCAACAATATCTCCAGTCGGACCTAACATATTAAAAGTTACGTCTTTCTTATAAAAGTCTGCATAACCATCACGTCCTGTTACAGATTCATGTGAAAGTCTAATCCATTCAATAACTGATTGTGCACCTGATGGTACAATTGGATCATACAGAGTTAATTCTACGGGTTGCCAAGTTGCCTTACCTTTAAGAAACCTTTTTACATTAATATGATCTAATGTAATAGTTTCAAACTGTACGCTTGGTCTATTTGCTGCCTTTACTAAAAAAGAAGGTATTCCATCAATGTACCATATATACCTATTTTTAACCTTTGGTTCGAAGGTTGTAAAGAAAATCTCTTGTGCTGATAAAACATCTGGCATTACTATCTCCAAATTACTATAATATTTTCACTTCAATAATAAATATAAACTAATTATAAAAACGATAATCGTATATTTTCATAGTTTTTTCATAGTTTTATAAATATTTACTTCTCTATAAAATAAATATCAAGAAAACAAAAAACCCCTCAAATATAAGAGGGGTTTTTCATTATTTTTATTCGAATTAATTACTATTCTGGAAACGCTGCCCCAGTTGGTAATACTACGAAATCCAACACTATGAACTCTGCAGTTCTTGTAGGTTGTAATAGAATTTGTCCAACAAGACGATTTCTATCAATTACATCTGGTGTGTTATTAGAATCATCCATAACAACACGAAAAGATGTTAGCCCACGAGCCTGTTGAATTGATTCAAGATATGGATTAACAATATTCATGAATCTATTTCTTGTCTGAACATCATTTTGTTCAAACACTAAGAATCTTGAAGCAGAAGCAATAAACTTCTTAACTGTAATCAACAATCTACGAACATTGATTCTATCTAATGCTGAAGGTAATCCTTGTAGTGTTTTTTGTCCAAATACAGAAAATCCTTGTCCTGTAAAGTGAGCTATAGGATTAATTCTAGCATCATACAAATCATCTCTTTCAGGTCCTCTTAACTTTTTCTCTGCACTTGAAACCATAGATAATCCACCACGATTCAAACCTGCTGGTGCGAACCATTCACTTGCTACTGCATCATTATTCGCAATTGCATGTGCAATTACTACTGAAGGTGGCACCCAAGTTTGTCTACCAGTATTACCTACTACCTTAACCCAAGGATAGTAGACACCTGCATAATTTGTATCTAATGGTTTAACAGTTGTCTTTGTAGTATCAATTGAATCACCATAAGCACTTGGATCAAGTATAAAAAATGCATCAGCTCTATCTTCAATTGCTGATATTGCATAATTGGTAATAGATGAATGCTGACTATGATTTACACCAGGCATCAATAATAGATTAAAATCTACTCTCTCTGATTCTTTAATAGTATCAATCGCTCTTTTATACGAAGTATATCCAGCTGCTGAAGTACTATTAATAGTAAATCCTTGAGTATTAGTAGCTGAAATATTCAATCCAGTATTAATTGCTGTATGTGGATTGTTTCCATCAAATCCCCATTGGAAAGGAACTTTAAATTTCCTTTGACTCTTATGTGAATTAGTAAGAGTTATCTCAGTAGTTGCATTTGCATATGTACTTGTACTAAATTTAGTACCAGTATCAGCGGATCCACTCATATCTTCAAGAATCATTGATACTTGAATACCTGTACTCAATGTAGTTCCTGCAGCATTTGCAGGTATCGGAGCACAGAAATTTGCATTATCTAAATCATCAAAATCAAACCCATACGGTGCTGGATTCATTGATAATTGCAAAGTCTTTTTATCAATTTGAGTTGTTGTCATACTTGCAGTTACTACAGAATTTACATTTGAATATAATGTAGTACTTCCAGGAGCATATGTATTTCCTACAATACTAGGTGGTTGTACTGGTAAATTTACCGCAGCGTGTCCCATTGGAACTTGAGCTGCTGGAACAACATCATTTTTGATATCATCATAATCACCAACTCTAATATATTGAGATTTATTAGGATAATCACCATATTCTGTTATATCTCCATTAGAATCCGTTGTAATAAACTTATCTCCAACTACTCTTGCAAAAAAGTTAGTAGCACTTGGATCCATACTACAATCAGGCCATGTTTCTAACACTGCTTTATCTTCACCTGGCGCATATTTGTTAACCTGTATAGTAAATGTACCATAATCAGATCCTGGAACATCCGCTGGGGGGATTATATTGTTTATTTCAATCCAACATATTTTATTAGCTCTAGTTCCTGCACTTTTTGTATAGCATCTAAATAAATTATATCTAGAATTACCATTTAATTGTGATTGTATATATGGTGTTCTTGCATTAGATGCTTCTTTATTACCCGTCCAAGCACTTGCTTGTCCTGTATTTCCAAAAGAAGTTGAACCACTTGTAAAATTAAGTGATCCTGTTATTACCTGAACTTGACTTGCAGCTGCAGCACCTATAGTAGATCTATAGTTTCCACTCTTTTCAAAATGACTATATATATAGTAAAGAGCTGATGTACCACCAGATCTAGTTGTAGCTTTTGGATTTGTTGGTAAAACATCCGCAATATAAGGATATCCTTCCGTATCACTTCCTGAGCTAAATGACATTTTTTCATCTACTTGACTGAAATTACTTGAACTCATGTTTAATTGAAAAGCATATGCTTCATTAACTGAGGTTGTTACCCAACTAATATTAGTACCATCGTGTGTTCCTTCTGCTGGAGCAAGTACTGCCAACAAAGCACTACCACTCTCACCAGCATCAGGGTTAGCAATCACCGCTGCTGAGCTAGATATACTACTAGAAGCGTAGATATATATTGCTTCTCCAGCTCCATAATGATATCCATCTAAATGTAAAGTTCTTACAACCGTTAATGAAGTTGCACCACCTTCAAAATACTGCCTTGCAGTTATAGGTACAAAATATTCATTTTTATCCTCTGTATTATCACCGAAAATTTTATTAAATTCAGTAATACTTGTTACGGTAGTTGGTGTAAATGCAGGTCCTTTTTCTGTAGGACCAACAACTGCTGCACCAATACCAGCTATTCCTTGAGGTAAAAATGATAAGTCGCGTTCTTCTGTAAAAACGCCAGGACTAATAATTGTTTCCGCCATTATTGTCTCCCTTATCTGTTTATGTTAAAGTTTGAAATTAAGTTATAAATTTTATTTAAAAAAACTCATATATAAATATAATTAGAATTTTCAAAAATAGATGTTTTGCTCTAATTTATTAACTTTGTTTCGTAAATTCGTTATTTTTAGTGTCATAACTACCCTCGCCGTACTTTTCTTGTAGTTTTGCGAGAGATGTTTGCTCATCCTGTTGATTTTTAACATAACTATCTTGAGCCTCTTGTTCAGCAACATCTAACCCATCCAACTGTCGTTGTAAAAGTAATCGTTGTACTGAAATTTGCCCTAACGTTTGTTGTAAATTAACATAAGTAGCACTTATTGTTTTAAGTTCATTAACTTCTTCTTCTGTGAACTCAACTTTGTCTTTTTTTGCCATTTTATTATACTCCTATAATATTTTTATATTTTTTTAACCCTGTTTTTAAATCATACTCTGGCTTCCAATCAGGTAACCATTTAGTTTTATCTGATTTAGTATTAAATTGATAACCTACGGGTATTTTAGATTCATCATAATAATTATAACCTATACTTAAATAGGTTAAAACTTCTTC